AGTGCTTATGATATTGCAGTTAAATTAGGTTTCGAAGGTAGTGAACAAGATTGGATTGATAGTTTAAGCAAAGCATCTGAAGATGCAGCTATTGCTGCACTAGATGCAGCTAATAAAGCAAATGAAGCTGCAGATAAAGCTAACCAAGCTGTAGAAGAAATTGAAGGTATAGTTGATGATGCAATAGCTGCTACTGATAAAGCTGAAGAGATTGCTAGTAATCCACCAAAGATTGTAGATAATGATTGGTGGATCTATAACTATGACACTAAACAATATGTTAATACTGGTATATCTGCTATTGGTGATGCTTTCACTTATAAGAAGGAATATCCTTCAATAGAAGCAATGGAAGCCGATTGGGGTACTGCTGATGTAAAGTTAGGTGAATATGTACTTATTAATACTAATGATGTAGAAGACCCTGATGATGCTAAGGTTTACTTAAAGACTCAAAGTGGTTGGAAGTTTATTGTTGACTTATCTGGTATGCAAGGTATTCAAGGTTGGTCAGCATACGAAGTTGCAGTACAACATGGTTTTGTAGGTACTGAAGCAGAATGGGTTCAATCATTAAAACAACCTGCATTAGATGCAGCAGCAGAAGCATTAGAAGCTAAAGCTCAAGTAGAAGCTACTGAACAAGCTGTTAAACAAGCAGAATCATTACGTGTTACTGCAGAACAAGGTAGAGTTAATGCTGAGAATACCAGAGTAAACAATGAGAATACACGTATCTCCAATGAAGATAGTAGGAAAGCAGAAGAGTCTAAAAGAGTAACTGCTGAGAATGCTCGTATTGCTGCTGAGACCTCTAGAAAAGAAGCAGAGTCTAGTAGGGTTAATGCAGAATCAGATCGTGTGACAGCTGAAGGTGCAAGAGCAGCAGCAGAGCAATTAAGGGCAAATTCTGAAAGTGAACGTAACACTAAAGAAAAAGAACGTATAGCTAATGAAGCAATTAGAGTTGCATCTGAAAGTGAAAGAGTAACTGCTGAAACTTCTAGAAAGGAGGAAGAAGCTAAGCGTGTAGAAGCAGAAACAGCTCGTGATACAGCAGAACAGGAAAGGATATCAAATGAAGCCACTAGACAGGCAAATGAGGCTGTTAGAGAGACTCAAGAGGCTGCAAGGGAAAAGAATACAGCTGACGCTATAACTGCCGTAAATGAGGCTAAAACAGCTGCACAACAAGCTACTACAAATGCTACTACTGCTGCTAATAATGCTAATACTCAAGCAGCGAGAGCTAAGGAATACGCAGACAATCCACCCAAAGTAGGAGAAGATGGGTATTGGTATCTTTGGGATGAAGTTAACGACGTATATGTAAATACAGGTTGGCCATCTTCAGGTATCATCTTGAAAGGTAGACTCAATAGCCCAGATGAGTTAGGTAATATAGTAGATCCTCAGCTCAGTGATTCTTATATTGTTGGTACAGACTTATACTTTTGGAATGGTACAGAATGGGTTAATATGGGTAGATTCCAAGGACCTCAAGGAGAACCCGGTAAAGATGCTGAACTTAGTAAAGCAGCTATTGAAGCTGTATTAGTAGGTGAAGTAACTACTCATACTCATGATACTAGGTACTATACTAAGGGTCAAACTGATGCTAACATAAAGGTAGTAGCAGATGATCTTGCTAACAACTACTATAATAAATCCCAAGTAGATAGTAAATTTACTTCTGTGTACATCTTTAAGGGATCTGTAGATAGTGTAGAAGATTTACCTACTGAAGGTAATGTGATTGGTGATGTATGGAATGTTCGTAAGAACGATACTAACTACGCATGGACAAGTGAAGGTTGGGATGCATTAGGAGGTACTGCTGAATTAGCATCATTGACAGCTAATGGTTTGATGTCCAAGGAAGACTTTGCAAAGTTACAAGGTATTGAAGCAGGTGCACAAGTTAATAAGATTGAGACTATTACTAAAAGAGTAGAACTCAATGTTGTTAATAAGAATGTAACTATTCCAGAGGATGTTGCAATTGGTCCAAATGAACCTACTAATGATGAAATAATCTGGATGGATACTGATGAGGATTATGACTTTACATTTGATGGTTATAGTAAAGTAGATGCTGATGCAAGATTTGTTCATCAAGTACAAGGTAAAGATTTATCTACTAATGACTATAGTAATGCTGATAAAAATAAAGTAGATAATCTTAATAGTTACGTAACTAGTGGTAGTTTTACACAAGATGCAAACAATGCTGCTATTACATTGAATATTAAAGACCCTGTTACAGATAATAATTCTAATCAGGTACTTACTATTAACAAAGCTACTACTACTGCTGCTGGTGTAATGTCTGCTGCTGATAAGACTAAGCTTGATGCTGCATTAACTGCTTCTGATAATATTGCAACTGCTACTAAGTTAGCTACTGCTAGAACTATATGGGGACAAGCATTTGATGGTAGTGCAAACGTTAGAGGTAATATAAGTGACGTGGATGATGTTTACATGAACAATAATAGATCTTTATATATAAAAGATACTAATGGGAAAAATCTTAGTGCACTGTTAATAAATGATCAAAATGGCTTCTATCTGGGTTTTGGTGCTGGCTCTAATGGCTACTTCTCGTGTTTAGACGGAAACATAATTTTATTTAGAACTGCTACTTCTCATACTGAAAGAATGAGGATAACATCTGATGGTAAAGTTGGTATAGGTACAACTGCTCCGGATGCTAATTTACATGTCTCTGGCGATAAATATAATATAAAATTAAACTCTACAACTGGTTCTACAGAAGATTCAACTTTTATATGGGGATCAAGTTCAAATAAAAATACAGCATGGAGAATCGTTGACAATCCTACCAGTGGGTTATGGTTACAGTATGGTGTTTCAGGTGCAGACACCCATAATATGACAATAAGTGGTATGAATGCCACTAATTTAAATGCACTTGAAGTAAAAGCAAAGAATTTAACTGTAAATGGTAGTAAAGTATGGCATGCTGGTAATGATGGTACAGGTAGTGGACTAGAAGCTGATACTTTGGATGGATACCATGCTGGATTTGAAAATTATAATGTAGCATTGTACGCTAATTTCCCAGCGTGGGGCACTTTGATTACAGATGGTTTACTAAGAGAAGATTATGAGACTGCCGGTCATCCTACTGTTGATTACTTACAAGCAATATGTAAGTGGACTATTAGAAATTATAAAAATAAAGCTAGTATAACTATTCAAGGGAGAATAAGTCCTAATAGTCACGGCTGGTGTGTAATATCGTTGTATAGTAATAATGGATTTGATGAAACAACATTATTACCAAAATACTGTAGTGCACAATATAATGCATTAAGTGGAGAATCATATTTATTTGGTACATACAATACAGTTTGGTATTGTCATCAAATTGTAACTAATAATAATCTAGAAGGTACTCTAGCATATTGGTATGAAAATAATGAAAATGCTCCATCTACTACATGTGCAACAGGTGGTAATAGATATGTGATTGAATCATTAAGAAGTAAGTTTAAGAGATGTATTGCTAAACCATATGGAGATGATGCTGCATTAATTAGTTATTGTAATGAAGAAAATAGCGCTAATTGGCCCGATGGTTCTGCTATTGATATTGACCTTTCTAGAAAAGAAAATAGAATGGTGTATTTCCCAAAATACTATCATAAAACTGTTGAAAGATCACCTGGCATTTGGAGAACTTATATTTCTGAACAACAAATTGATAGTGATTATATCGAAGAACCTGAAATGTTGTTAAGTACTTTTGAGGCTTATACTAATACTGATGGAACTTTAATGTCTGTATGGGGTGTAGCGTCTACTGCTTCACAAACAATGGCTACATTTGTATCTCAAGCTAAGTCAAATGGTCCTTTATGGAGTATTGGAGATTATAGATCTCATGCTACTATAGCTAGAATGTTTTGTGCTTACTATAAGACCACTAACATCAGTACTTCTAATTCAGCAATACCTTGTTCTGGTGGAACCAAAAGATATAATTATGGAATTACTGGAGCAACTATTACATTGGGTAATAGAGATGGTAAAAAGGCTACTACAAATGATACATCATACTATTCAACTAACTTCTTAGGACTTGAAGACTGCTACTACAGTAAGTGGGAGTTTGTACAAGGAATAAACATTTTAAAAGGTAAATACGTTGTATATGACGGAGGTTCATTCCCAGATAAGGATGTAGCAGAGCTTGAAGCAGCAGGTGCTACTAATATCAGAGTTGTAGGATATGAACCTAATCCAGCTGCAACTGATGGATATAATGGATGGACTAAAGCCGTAGCTCAAGGTAAATATGGTGATGTAGTTCCTACAGCACATGGTGGATCTGAAACTACTTACTATTCTGACTATAGTTGGTTTAATCCAACAGGAAATAGAATCTTTCTACGGTCGGGTGGTTCGGATGATGGTTCTCGATGCGGGGTCTGCGTGGCTCGTGCTAATTTTGCGTCCTCGGGTTCGTGGGCGACTCTCGGTGCAAGATTAGCCTTTTACGGTAAGATCGTTGTAGTTGATTCAGATACATTTAAGAAAATGCAGGCATAGTCCTGAGTAATATAGATAATTAAATATTAATAACAAGGGCGGGATCTAAAAGAATTACTATGAGATGACTTTATAGTAAGACTGCTGTCACATTATTTCATACTTGAAAAAACAGTCAGGTAATTCAGATAATGGTTCTCAATGCAGAGTCTTCATAGCTAATGCTAATAATGCATCCTCGAATTCATAGACGAATATCAGTGAAATTTTGGAACTAACA